CTTTCCCGCGCAAAAAGGTCCCGAAATTATTTATTGGCATATATGTAAAGGAGGCAGTGTTATGTTGCATAAAATCTGTATCACCAAAAAGGAAGTGGCGATTCCGAAACGTGCAAGCGATGACGCCGGCAAACTGAAAATAACGGCGGCGTGGCCGGAAACTGGGTTTCTTACCTACGAGGCATGGTTTTGGGACAAGGACGCTTCCGTTATTCAGGAAGCCACGGAACGTATAGAACAAATATTGCTGCGGGCTATGGACGAAATTGCCAGTGTAGAAGTGGACGCCAACGCAAACACGGACGCAGAATGTTGAGTGAAAGTTTACGCCACGGGAATGTGTTTCCAGTGTTTACTTTCCTGTTTTTTATTTTATGTATAAGGTGTGATTATTTATGGCAGGTTATGACAATATAAAAAACCACGGGTTCGATAAAATGTCGGCGGAACGACAGCGAAAAATTGCGTCGATGGGTGGCAAGGCGTGTCAGGCTGCTAACAAACGCAGAAAAACGGTGAAAGAGTTGTTCCGTGCCATCGGTGATTTGCGTGTCAATGACAAGGATATCCAACAACGGTTGGATAAGCTGGGCATTGCCCGTGAAGACCAGACATGGGAAATGGCGGTTGCCGCTTCCGCTTTGGTAAAGGCTATGCGGACGGACAACCCAAAGTTGTTGGAATTCGTGTTGGAACTTTTGAACGTGGACGGTGATAACAATGGGTAGAGCAAGGCAGGTACAGATAGCGGGACACCGTAGCAAGGCGGAAAAGAACGCCCGCATTGACGCCGTACGGGACGAGACAAGGGCGTTTGAAAGTGGGGCGGTACAAGTACCAGACTGGCTGTCTGAACGGGCTAAAAACGAGTTTATGCGCGTTGCGGGGTTATTGACCAATGTGTCCGATTTGGACATGGCGGTTTTGGCTGTTTATGCGGACGCCGTGGACAACTACGAAAAACTGTCCCGTATCATTGCGAAAACGGGACCAGCATTGGTTAAAAAGCGGGTAACGGGCAAGTTCGATGTCTTCCCTAACCCCGCCGTCTCCGCACAGGCTGAATATGTGAAACGGATAATGCAGTGTTCCGTGAAGTTGGGACTTGCGGTAACCGACCGCTTGCGGTTGGCCGCCCCCGTAAAAGAAGACGGAACGGACGACTTTTCGGAGTTTGAGGGCGTGGTGTAAACCAAAATGGACAGGGTCACTGAATACGCAAGGAAGACAATAGCAGACGGGACAGCGTGCAAGGCGGTTATACAGGCGTGTAACCGTCATCTTTGTGATTTGCGTCGGGCGGGTTTGCCCGGCTCCGATTTGGAATGGGACGCGGCGGAAGCTGACAAATATATCCGATTCGCCGAAAAACTGCACTATTATGACGACGCCCAAAAGCGGTCGCTCCCGTTACGGCTGAAACCGTTTCAGGCATTCATAATCGGAAGCGTTTTTGGGTGGAAAAAGGGCGGCATCAGGCGGTTTACAGACCTGTATATACAAATAGCCCGCAAGAACGGCAAGTCGTTTCTGTCGGCGTTTTTTGCGTTGGCGTTTTCGTTCGTGTGTCCGATTCGTGACGGGGAAATATACTGTACCGGCACGGAACAAAAGAACGCCCTGCTTGCGTGGCGGGAAATAAAGAAGTTTATAGAACGGGAACCCGCCTTGCGTAAACGGTATAAGATAATGGAATATCGCTCTGAAATACTGAACTTACGCAACAAAACCAGTATAAAGGCTATTTCAGGGAATACGGAAATCGACGGGCCGAAACCGTATTGTGCGATTATTGATGAATACCACCTTCACCCGACGGACGCAATGTATACGGTATTGCGGGACGGCATGATAAACCTGCCCGGGGCGTTGTCAATTGTGATAACGACGGCGGGTTTTGACCTGAACCGTGACTGTTACCGTCAATATAAGTTTGCTAAAAACGTTGTGGCGGGTGCTATAAAACAGGACAACCTGTTTGTATTTATTGCGGAAGCTGACCTTCCCGACGCCCACGACGCCCCCGAGGCGTACGAACGGGCATTGTGGGACGTCGAAAAGTGGAAACAGGCGAACCCGCTTTTCCTTGACGGGAGCGGGGTTGCGTTGCAGAAAATGAAAGACAAGGCGGACGAGGCGCGGGAACTGGGCGGAACACGGTTGCGGGACTTTATTGTAAAGCATTTGAATTGTTGGCGGGCCGTTGGCTCCAACCCGTTCGTTCCGGCGGAAGCATGGGCGCGTTGCGGGACTGACAAGAAGCTGTCCGACTTTTCGGGGCGTGAGTGTTTTGTCGGGCTTGACCTGTCTTCCAAAAACGACTTGGCCAGTTATACGATTCTTGTACCGACGGGCGGGAAGCCGTATGTCTACTCGCATAGTTTTATGCCGAAAGCCCGCCTTGCCCAGCACATTAGAAGCGACAAAGCCCCGTACGATGTATGGGCGGAAAAAGGCTTGTTAACGCTTACGGTATCTGGCGGGGACAACGGTTATATATTGGACTACGACTTTATATTGGAACACCTGAAAAAGACACTGGCGGACAACCGTTTGACCGTCCGCATGTTGGGGTATGACCCGATGGGTGCAAGCGGGATAATATCACGGTTGGAAGAGATATGCAGTGAACTTGTAGAAATCGGGCAGTACCCGAAAAGCTTAAACGATACCGTCCGTCACTGTCAGGGAACGATACTCGGCGGCGGTGTGGAATACGATTCCGCCAACGAACTGTTGACCTGGTCCATCGTCAATGCGGAAGTGGTAACGGACAGCAAGAAGCAGATGATTATTGAGAAGAAACTTGCGGAAAAGCGTATCGACCCCATCGACGCCCTTTTGGACTGTTGGAAGTGCTGGCTTATTACCCGCCCCGACCCGGAGACGGCTGACGATTGGTTCGATATTATGTCTAAACTGTAAAGGCGGTGTTTTGTATGGTTCCGAGGGACGTGTTGGAACGGTCTAAAAAAGAGAAGAACGATGAATATTATACACTGTATGAAAGCATAGAAAAGGAACTGTCCCGCTACAAGGCTTATTTTCGCGGGAAGCGGTTATATTGCCCATGCGACGACCCCTCTTTTTCCAATTTTTATCGTTTCTTTGTTGACCATTTCTTTGATTACGGACTGAAAGAGGTTGTCTTTACATGGCTCGGCGGAAGCGAGTTTTATAAACTGATACGGCGTGGCGATACGCTTTATAACGAATGCGGGCTGACTTTCAATAGTGGGGACTTTGCGGAAAACGGGCACTTTTTTCGGGCGTGTGACATAGTTGTCACTAACCCGCCGTTTTCTTTGTGGCGGAAGTTTTTTGACATGATTATGAAGTATAAGAAAGACTTTTTGGTCGTAGGAAGTTTAAACTGCCTGAAATATAAGAACGTGTTTCCGTATGTAAAGGCGGGTAAAGTCCGTGTAGGCTATAACAGTATATTAAACTATTTGAACTGTAACAAGAACTCTGACAGATACGGCACTGTAACGAAAATATCCAACGGTATATGGCTGACGACGCTTCCAGTTACGGAAAGACGGGCGATTCCGTTCAATAACAGCGGAAAAGCATTGTCGCTGTACGACAATTACGACGCCGTCAACGTTGATAATATTGTTGATATACCGCCGGACTATGACGGTATAATGGGCGTTCCCGTCACTATTTTTACTTATGACATACGAAACTATGATGTTTTGGGGCTTACCGCCGCATTTTCGGCGGGAAAAGACGCTTTGGTGAACGGTAAAAAGCTGTTTACAAGGGTTTTTATACAGAAAAAGAAAAACTCGTATGCTGTATAAGTTTTAATATTTAAACTGAAATATATGTTATACTACTTGACAAATATAGTACACTTATTATATAATCGGTATAGAAATATAACCAAAAGGTGAAATATTATGTGGAAAAACACGGGCAGAACGGTATTGCGGACGGCTGTAAAAACCATTCCGAAAACTGAAAATGTTGCAAGTAACGTTGCTTCCAAAAAGCCCCCGTTTCAGGGTGCTGACTTTATCCTGCCCGGCGGGTTGGGCGGTTTTTCCGCCGGCTACGGTCCGGACGTATCGGAAGTCACGTATTTTACCGTATTGCGTATCTTGTCCGAAAGCGTGGGCAAACTGCCGATTCATATACGTGACCGTAAACACGAAATCGTCTATAACGACGCTGAACGGCTGTTGAATGTACGCCCGAACCCAGAGCATACGCCCGTTGCGTTTTTGGGGTATCTCGAATATTGCAGGAACCATTACGGGAACGGCTATGCGTATGCGAAATGGAACGGAAACACGGGCAAGTTGGAAGAACTTATCCCGCTGAACCCGTTGCAGGTTCGCTTGTGGGTGGACGATGTGACGGAAAGTATTTCCCAACGGCACTATTACACTTATACGACCGTGAACGGGACAAGTTGGTTCTTGCCATCGGAAGACGTTGTCCATGTCCGTAACTGGCATTTGGACGACAGGACAAGGCTGTTAGGGCTTCCTGTGCGTGAGACGTTGTACGAATACATGACCGCCGCAAAAGCGGGGCAACAGACACAAAATGACCTGTACCAAAACGGCATGATTCTGTCGGGCGTTTTGAACTATGTTGGCGATTTGTCGGACGAAAAGAAAGCGACGCTTCTTGACTATGTAAAGAAAATCGGGACGAAAAACAAGGTTATCCCGCTTCCGAAAGAATGGGAATTAAAACCCTTGAACTTGTCCCTTGCGGATTCGCAATATTTGGAAACCCGACGGTTTACCAGTAACCAGATAGCGGCCGCTTTTGGTGTGTCCCCTACGCAACTGAACGATTACAGTAAAGGCAGTTATGCTAACAGTATTGCCCAACAGGACAGCTTCCTGAAAGACGCCCTGCTGTATATAAGCAGGCAATATGAAGACGAACTGACCGTCAAACTGCTGACGGAAGACGAAATAAACGACGGTTTGCGGGTGGATATGGACACGGACGCTATCTTGCGTTCCGCCCCTGATACGCTTGCGACCACGCTTACAAAGTTGGTTACGGGTTCTATTATGAAAGTCAATGAAGCGCGGGACTACTGGGGCTTGCCGCCGGTTGAAAACGGGGACAAACTGATGACTATGCCCGGCGCGGGAACGGTGAAAGAAGAGGTTATTGTCTAACAGAGAGGTTATTGTCTAACAGAGAGGTAATCGTATGATAAAGGTAAAGAATTATAACGACCATGCGGAACTGTATATCTACGGCGTTATTATTGACGACACGGACGCCGCTTGGTTGCAGGCTGAAAAGTTGGGTTCCGGTTACGAATGGCCGGACAAAATTAAAAGCCAGTTGGCAAGCATGAAGGGGCTTCCCGTCGATGTGCATATTGCCAGTGACGGCGGAAATGTGGCGGCCGGTATTGCAATTTTCAATATGCTGAAAAACCATGACGCCGACGTGACCGTGTACGTTGACAGTTGGGCGGCTTCTATTGCGTCCGTTATTGCGTTTGCGGGTAAAAAGATTATTATGCCCGCCAATACCTTTTTAATGATACACAACCCCAGCGGCTGTGCCCACGGGGACGCGTCCTATTTGCGTTCCGTTGCGGACTGGTTGGACAAGTTGCAGAACATGATAGCGGAAACCTACGCCAACGCCACGGAAAAGGCAACCGTGGAAGAAATTAAGGAACTTATGGACAAGGAAACGTGGCTGACCGCTGCGGAAGCGGCTGACATGTTCGGCAAGGTGGAACTGGTGGATTCCAACGAAATTGAGGCGGTTGCGTGCTATAAGTCGGGTTTTAAATCGGCTCCGGAAGCGTTGCACGCTGTGAAGGACGCTGCGCTTGATAACAACGCAATTGACAATAAAACTATATTATCAGTGTTACAGGAGGCTTACAAATTATGAAGAAAAAAGCAGAACTGTTGCAGAAAATTGAGGCTGCCCGCAAGAATGTTCTTGCCCTGTTAGAAAACGGGAAAACAGCGGAAGCCAAAACGGCCAGCGACGAACTGGACGCCATGATGAAAGAATACGAAAAAATGCCGGAAGACAAGCCGGCGGAAGGAGCAAAACCTATGAAAGCTGATATGAAAGCAGTAAACAAGGCGGTCAATATGTACCTGCGCGGCCGCCGTGATGAAAGCGGTATCTTAAAGCCGGTGAACACAACTGCAACCCCGGGACAGGTGGAAACTGTACCGACCAGGGGCGGGGTGCTGGTTCCGGTGGAAACCGCAGACTTTACGATGAGAATGGAAACCGGCGTGTACCGCCTGCGTTCCCGCGTTGATGAGTTCTATGCGGCTTCTAATTCCGGCAAGATTCCGAAAGTTGACAACCCCACCAGCGGGCTCATTCAGTTGTTTGACGAACTGCCGCAGGGCGGTATCGCGGAGGGCCAGGTTACTTTTGGTTCCGTTGATTACAATGTGAAAGACTACGGTCTGATTGTGCCTGTTTCCAACGACCTGTTGCAGGACGCAAATCAGGACGTTTTCGGTATCATCACAGACCAGTTTGCACGGGCACAGGTTATCACTGAAAACAGCATGATTTTGGCTGCTTTGGACGGCGCTTCCGCTGAACCTGAAACCATGACCAACTGGAAAGACCTTGAAAAGGCCGCTAACGGCACTGACCCTGTCGGTTCCCCCGATAAGGTGATTATCACGAACACCGACGGTTGGAATTATCTGGACACCCTGACCGACGAACAGGGACACCCGATTCTGACGTTTGCTTTGGTTGACAACCCCCGCCGGACGTTCCGTGGCCGTGAAGTTATCCAAATGCCGAACGCTGTATTGCCGAATGTGAGCGGAAAGATTCCGTTCTATGTGGGTTCTTTGAGAGACGCTATTGTGTTCATCGAACGCAAGGGTTTGGAAGTCTTTGTGAACCCCTACTCTGATTCCGCTTCCCGTCGGAACGCAGTTGATGTGCGTGTAACAACCCGTCTGGACTGCAAGAGCAAGTTTGCTTCCGCGGCAAAGAAACTGCTGTATACGCCTGAATAAGCGGTATACGGCATAGTAATAAGCGGCATAATAAACAGCCCGCTTTCGGGGCGTTCCACACCGCCCCGTTAGTCATATTACGGGGCGCCGGGTTTTCCTCCTTTACCGTGCGCCCCAACCCCCTTTATTTATAAATGCGTTTTACGGGGGTTTTAAAGGTGGACGCGAGGGTTTACCCTTGTAATTAAATAAAACGGCTGTACGGTGGCTTTATGCGTGAAATAAGGCGGTGAATGCATTATGACTTTGGCGGAAATGAAAGCGTATTTGCGGGTGGACGATTCCACCGACGACAGTTTAATACAGAACCTGATGGCTTCCGCCGATTCCTACCTTGCGGACGCCGTTGACGACTTTTCCGCAAAATATGAAGCGAACGGCACGAATTGGCAACGGAAGGCTGACCTTGCGAAAATGTTGCTTGTGACCGACTGGTACGAACAACGGCTTCCTGTCGGGCGTCCTGTCGCTCCCGCCGTGGAACTGATTATAACCCAACTGCAATTGTGAGGTGGCAGTTATGCGTGAATATACCGTAAACTCACTCACAAAGCGGGTTACACTCTGTAAAACCGTTAATAGCTTTGACGATGAAAGAAACCTTATCCGCAATATCGTTCCGTGGCGTTCCGTGTGGGCGTGCGTGGAAGAAAAGCGGGCTTCTATTGAGCAAACATTGACGGGGCAACGCCCTGTTATTGTGTATGTAATCACGATACGGAAGACGGACGTTTCCGAGGTAAAGACGGTTATGTATAACGGAAAAACGCTGGAAATGCAGACCCCGATTTTCCTTGAAAACCCCGCTTTCATGCAGTTTGAGGCGGTGGAGACAGATGGCACGGTCGTCCGGTAGCGTTTCGTTGCAAAAGTACCTGAAAAATGCGGACGAAAGAGTTAGGCAGGCTGCGGCCGACGCCCTGAACGAGGCGGCGACAGAGCTTGAAAACCAAATTCGTTCCAATATGCAGGCACAAGGGATAATGGAGCGGACGGGTGCATTGCGGTCTTCTTTAAAGGCTACAAAAGCAACGGCGAAAAACCCTCGGACGGTTATAAAGTCGGAAGTCTTTGTTCCCGCCCCGAAACGTCCCGGAAGCCGTAACCCGAAAATGCGTGGCCGTTACCGTTACGGCGTTCCGTACGGTCGGGTTATAGAGTTTTCACCCCGCATAAACCGCCCCTTCTTCTATACGGCATGGTATGAAAAAAGGCGGGAAATACGGGAAACGGTTATCAATAAGGTTAGTGAGGCGTGGCGGAATGGCAAGAACTAATCGTAATAGAACTAATTGGAATACTAAAATAGCGGAATTGTTGTTGACAACGGGCATTCCTGTTTACCATGACAATGCCCCGGAAGACGGCTCTTATCCGCTTATACAGTACAGCACATTATCCGACCGCCCTGTCCTGCATGCTGACAACAGGACGCGGGGATATGAGGCGGTGTTCCGTATTACGCTTATCAATAACACGCCCGTCGGGCGTGAGGTTTTTAAAGCACAGGTAATTGAAATAATGGAAAATGCGGGCTTTATGTGGCAGAACACGGCTACAACCCGCGACAAGAACGAATATTATACCAGTATCGACTTTTCAGTCGGAGAGGAGTTGTAACTATGTCTAAAATTGGCGTTAGCAAGTTCCACTATGCAAAACAGACGCAGGAAGACACCGCTTCCGAAGCTGCGAAATACGGCTCTATGACCGCCGTGCCGGGGCTTGTGTCTGTGAATGTTGAGACGACTTCCAACACCGCAACCCTGTACGCTGACAACGGTCCTTTTGAAACTGCCGCGTCCCTCGGCGACGTAAATCTGACCGTGGACCTGGCCGACCTTGATTTGTCCGTTCAGGCTGACCTGTTGGGACACGAATTGACGGAAGGCGGGCAGTTGGACAGCAAGGCAAGCGATGTTGCACCTTATGTGGGCGTGGCTTTTGAGTTCCTGTTGGGGAACGGCAAGAAACGTTGTGTGAAGCTGTACAAGGGCAAGTTTACCGAACCGGCGGACGGCGCACAAACCCGTGGCGAAAACGTGGAATTCCAGACCTCGGAAGCAACGGCGGCGTTCGTACAGTTGAAAAACAACGGCATGTATAAGAGTACCAAAGACTTTGACGCTGACGCTTCCACCGATTCGTGGTATGCGTCTATGCTGCCTGCGTGATAGTGTAACGAAAACGGTGTGTGTAGAACACAAAAAGGAGGCCTATTATGTTGCAGTTACCGAAAACAATTAAAGCCCGCGTGTGGCGTGAGCTTGTTGGCTACGACCCGCTTGCGGACGGCAAGTTCGACTATGACGGTTGCGTTGAGAAATTGGCGCTTGTATACGGCGTTGACAAACAGGTCATCGAGGACGAATTCGACCTTGACCAGTTGCTTCCCGCTTTTGTTCGGGCGGTTGAGTTCGTGAACGGGCAAGTTTTGGCGGGACTGGAAGAATTGCCGAAAAAAAAAGAACCGAAATAAACCTTTCAGAGCGTGAGACGGTGTTATCGTTTTGGCTTTGGGCCGCTAAAACATTTGGTTGGACTATGCCCGAAACGGACGACACGCCGTTGGCTGAACTTGTCAGTCTGTATGCCCTGAACTATAAGTTGGAAAACCCAGCTTCCTTCCGACCCGCTGAATACTATTTTTGAGTGTTTGGCGGGTGTTTTTTATATATGCATATATGTGAGGTGAAACACAATGGCACGTGACAATGATAAAGGCTTATACCTGCCCCTGCGGGTTGACCTTGACAGTTGGGAACAGTCCCTTATGGCTGCGGGGGCTGACCTGAAAAAAGCCATGCGTGAAATGAATACCGCCGTCAGTGACCTTAAACTGCGTTATAGCGTTGAAATCGAGGGTGCAAAAGCGTCGGGCGATTACTTGCGGGCAATTCAGTTGCGGACTGCCCAGACCAACCAGTTATTGGAAATACAGACCCGCGTTGTGGATTCGTTGACCAAAGCGTATGCGGGACTTGATGACAAGAACTCAAAAGCGGCGCGGGATATGGAAGAACAACTGCTCAAACAGCGACGCATTTTGTACCGTATGCAACAGGACGTTCCGGGCGTGAGTATCGGTGCTAAAATAAGCGACGCAATTGCTTCCGCTTCCCCTGAATTTGACCGCATGCGGAAAGCGATTCGTTCCGTGTCGGGTGAACTGGTTGCTATGACGGGGGCGTCGGAAACGGCGCTGAAAGTCTTTAAAGGTTTTGGTGCTGCCGGTATATTGGTTGCGGGGGCTTATCAGGGTCTTAAAGCGGTTACCAACAATGTAAAGGAACTGGCCATGGCTGCGTCAAATGCGGCCGAACCTGTATATCAGTTGCGGGAAGAAATTGGCTCTTCCTATGAAGACGCGGAACTGTTACACGGCGTGTTCGCTATTGACGGCGGGGACGCCCGCCAATTCGCCGCTTCCCTAAACCAAATGCATAGGTCGTTGAAACGCGGTAACGACGAAACGAACCTTATAGCGAAAACCTTGCGGGCTTACGGCGTGGAACTGCGGGACGTTGACGGGAAACAGAAAAGCGTTGTCGAGCAGTTGCGGGCTATTGCGGACGGTTACCAACGGGCAAAAGCGGTAGGACAACAGCGTGACTTCCTGTCCGGTATCGGCTTTGCGGGTAACCAATACACCCATGTGTTAGAGGGGTTGGACAACTATATCGCCCTTGCAAAACAGGCACAAACGGAAGACAAAAAGCAGTATCAGGCATTGCATGACTTGCAGGACGCTCAAAACATGGTTGCGGAAGCGGCCAGAAACCTTGCGGTGGTAAAGGGCGAACTGTATGCCCCCGAACACTTGCAGGTATTGCGGGCGGAAGCTGACGCTTATAAGGGACTGGCGAAATACTACAAAGAAACAGAGGGAACGGCACAAGATTTGGTGAAGGCACAAGGCGAACTTGCTAAAACGTTCGTTAGTATCAATACCGCCGTTGACCTTATGAAAACAAAAGCGGTCGGTTCTTTTGCTGAAATGTTGCAGTCTTACCGGAAATTTATAGAAGAGTTCCGTAACAGTAATATCGGGAAGCTGTATGAAAAGTTTGTAGATTCCACATGGGCGTTTATGCCTACTTCCGCTATTAGAAAAGCCATGTTTTCCGTGGATGACCAGTTGAAAGAAGCGGAACGCGTGCAAAATAGCGGGCGTTTACAGTCCGAACTGGATAAGGTATTGGCGGAAGACGCCGAAAAGAAACGTAAAGCCCAACAGGAACAAATTGCTGCACGGGCAAAAGAGGCGGAAGAAACCAAAAAGTCCGCCGAACTGCAAAAGAAATATCAGGATGCCCTGTTTGAGGCTACGGCTTCCGACTACGAAAAGGAAATAAAACGCATTCAGGATAAGAAGCAGGCATTTATGGAAGCGGGACTGTCCGAGGTTGAGGCGGAACGGCTGTACGCCCTGCAAAAGGAACAAATCGACAAAAAATACTACGACAAGCGGAAACAGGAAGAAGACAACCTTGCTAAAAAGGTTGAACAAAGTTACCAACAGCAGATAGAGGCCGCACGGCGTGCTAATGAGGCCGCTATGGGTGAAGCGGAACAAACCCTCCGCAACAACCTTAAACTGGTCCGCTATATGGAAAAGGTTAGAAAGCAGGGCGGGGACTATGAAGCGGCCGGCCGTCAATATGCTGAAAAGCTGTATCTCAAACAAAACGGATTCCGGCAGTCGGACATTACTTCCCTGAAAGACTTTGGCGTGGCGTTGGTTCGTGATATTGCTAATGTGCGGGACCGCCTGTTTGCTGACTTTGCCCCGAACCAAACGGTAAACAATACGACCAACAATACGACCGTAAATATTGACCGTCCCGTGCTGACCGATGAGGCGTTGGTGAACCAGTTGGCAGGCAAGATATTGGACAAAATTGCCCCCGCTTTCAAACAACCTGATTCCGTGAACACGCTTGCGTAACAATAGGAGGCTATTATGGTACAAATTGGAACTGTAAAAAGCATAGGTTATGCGGAAGACTACAACTACGACCTTGACGACCGGCAGGAACTGGTGAAAACGGTAACGGGGGCGGTTGCGGTTGACCCGTGGGCAAACCAGAGACGGAACACGGGGGACGTTGTGTCGTTCTCAGCTGAGTTCGACAACGCTTCCGCTACGGTGATACAAGGCTATTGGTCAACCAGACAGCGGGTAACGGTTATATTGGACGACGACACCCGCATTGATAACGCCCGCATTATAGTTAGGCGTATATCGCTCATTGACGGCTTCTACAAGTCGCATAAGCGGTTGGGTATTGAGGTATGGAGGGTGTAAACTATGTATATTACGATGTATACAGGAAACCCCACGGCGGGGGCTACGGACGGGACGCCCGTGTCTTCTATGGGTTCGCTGACCTCCCCCATCGGCGCTATGGTGGAAGCGGGGCAGAAAGTCGTTGTTCCGTGTGCTGTCCGTTGCGTGGCGGGGTATATCGGTTATGTTACCTTGTCCACGGCAACCCGTGAGGGGTCGTCCTATGTGTCTGGAAGCGACTGGATAGAACTGTCGGAAGACGGGGAAAACTGGGGCAGTTCCGTCCAGCTTATGGACGTTACGGACACCAACAAACTGTTTTATGTCCGCATTGCGGGCGGGGAAACAGGCGGGGCCGATGATACAGGGGCTATTCGTTGCTATGCGGAAGTGGAAGAGGACGCGTGATTATTATGGCTGAAACACAATACTTTGATGTTGTACGGCTTGAACAAAAGGAAATAGACGACCTGTTTTTCGATGTTCGGCGTGTTATGCCCATGACAACGCCCGACTATTCGGAACTGTCAATAAACGTCGGGGCGGGTATGCTGTCCGATTCGTTCCAAATGAGTGTTCCGTTGGGGACTTGCAAGTTAGACGATGTTATTGCGGGGTCGCTGAACGGGTGGGCGTACGATTTCACTATTTCGGAAATTACCACCCGCAACGGTATTGCGGAATACAACGGTATCTATAACAACGACAAACTGCAATATACCTACTACGACTACACATTCCGTGTGAACCAGCGGACACTCCCCGACCGCGTGGGCGTTGCTGTACGGGACATTATTTCCGCTATTGCTGACCAGTTGGGTTTGACCCTTGTGTATAACGCTATGAATTGGCTTTTCCCGCTCCCGAAAGTATTGGAAGAAGAAGCGGGTGGCGGTTACAAGCGGGGCTATTACTCCATTAGGGGGACATATACCGCCGTTATCGGGGAACTGTTTGGTTGGCTGTCCATGTTGCCGAACATTAACTTTACCGTAACGATACGCAACGGGACGCTGTATGTGACCCAACGGGGCTATGAAGCGGGAACGCCCTATGCCGTCCAGACCGTGGAATATCCGCCAACGGTGAACTTGCGGAAGGTACATACAGAATGGGCGGGAAGCGGTAACCCGAAAGAGGCTGACTATACGCCCGACAGTAATACGCAAGTCCCGTTTTCGGGAACTATTGCTTTTGGCGATTCGTCCGTGACTTATGAAGACGGCTTGCTGATAAGTGAAACCCGCGGGACGGCTACGACAACCTTTACGTATACGACCATTGACGACAACCCATATTTGTCAGTAAAGGAAACGGTCGATGAGGACGCTTGCAGTAAAACGGAATACTATTACACCAAAATGGGCAATGAGATATACCTGCAACGGGAAGAGGTTTACACCGACGGAGACCCGACGGAAACTAACCCCTACGCTACGGCTACGAAAACAGTAACGACGCATACCCCGTTAGGGACGGGCTGGTATGGGACAACGGTTTATGACGACGACGGGGAAGTCGTCTCCACGTCTTTGTCGCAAGGGCTTCCGGGCAATTCGACGACCCGTTATATGGTTGACGCCATGCAGGACGTCCTGAACGACAGACGGGCTGACCGTGAAATTGTGGAAGCGTTGTTCCGCTTCCTGTCCCCGCCTTGTGTTTCGACGTCATATCCGGTTATGGACGATTCCACTATAAGGTTGTTGGTGAATGCGACCGACTGGCTGAACAACCGGACGGAAGAAACGGTCACGCTGACGACCGTGGACGCGCATATAATCGATACAACGCAAGCGGTTTCTTATAACGGCAATGTGTATGCGGTGGAAAGCAACGCCATCACCCACGGCGTGAACGGCTTGCGGCAGGCTTTAACTTTAAAGAGGTGGTACTAATGCAGGTAAACGAATTCAAGGATATTGTCGGGGCGTTTTGGAAGCGTGTTCGCCAACAGGGCTATGCCGCCCACGGCGTGATACAGGACAAGAACACGGTATTGGTGAACGGAAAAACGATGACCTATGAAGTGGCCGTTCCGTTGAACTGTACTCCGGGCAAACGGGTATTTGTCCATGTGGAAGGAAATAAGGCGGTCGTTATTGGTTCATAAAATGCCGACCGCATAAAATTGTTTGCAAATAAAACGGTCGCACACGCGTTTTCAGACGGCGGCCTGATAAATTATACTAACGGCGTTTTTAAAACGCTGTACGGCTAAAATAGAGGGCATACTATGGCTAAACAGGTAAAAATAATAAGAGTATCGGGCAACTATGCCCAGACAGCGGACGGCCGCTCCCTGCGGATAATCGGAAACGTGCGTCCGGGGAACTACGGTTGGACAGACGGAAAAGTTCTTTACGGTTACGGCGTGCCGGGGTTTTATATGCCCCCGATTCCGCCCAGACCCGTGGCTTTTCCTTTTTTACTGACCTATGACATAGCTTCCAACCCCTACGATGTTTGGACTTACGACAATCAGCAGTACACATTTCGTCCTGAATGCCCGCCGATTCTTTGGTGGAAAGACAAGCGGTATGCGTACGACGGGACGAACGTTGTGTTCAACGGACAACCCCTGTATAACCTGACTAATGCGTGGGTTGCGTATTTCCGAAATAACCATTTTTGGTTCCAGACTGGGGACTACTGCCCCACCCTTGCGACAACCATGTGGTATTGGTACGGCGGGAAACAGTGGTCAATGGAAAACCCGACCATGCCTATTGGCATGGCTCTGTCACGGAGCGGGAACTTGCGGACGCTGTCCTATGTGAAAGACGCCATCGCCGTAAACAGCAATGTTGCAGGCGTGGTAACTGACGTGTTGGACGACCTGCTGGACGAAATGCCCGCTTCTACGGGGCCAGCGGGCAAGGCTTGGTTTGCGTTCGTTATGGTTGACAACAACAGTTTTGACTATAAACAGTATTATGTGAAACCCAACGCCAACCTTGACTACAATGCCCGCCGTTTCTTGCGTATAAGCGACACGGAAGTGGTTTTTTGGTTGGACGTGGTCGGTATTACCTACCAACCCAACAACGGGGAAGCTTGGTGGCCGCAAGGCGTGCGATTCCGTGTTTGTATCAGAACCGACTTTAACGGTTACACGGTATTATATAAACGCCGTACGCGGGCATGGCTGAACGAAATAGGTTGGGACGCCTATGCCGTGCAAATTGAGGACACGGTCGTCACACCTGAAACGGCTTACAATGTTGACCTCGGGGAAGGTTACTATTGGAATAGCGGGGACAAACTTGTATACAAGCAGAACACCCCGCAACCCGTGGACATAACGCCGTACGACGAAATAAAGGGTGTTTACAAGGGTCATATTCTGGGCCGACCCGTCAACGACGCAAGTTGGTATTTTGACGGGAACATGGTTCTGTATCGCCCGCATGGCTGGACGGAAATTGACCAGTTTTGTGTTATGCCTGTTTACAAACAGTAGCGTATATGTTAAAATGTATTAGGTATAATTTTATGTTACGGAGGTAAAATTACTATGTACAAAGTGGAAAACGATAATGTCTACATCACCCGTGGCGATTCCGCTGTCCTGAACCTGTCTATTGAGGGATATACGGCACAGGAAGGCGATACGCTGACCTTTTCGGTGAAGAAAAACTGCAACGACGCGCAGCCGGTTATTCAGAAAAGCATTGATACAACGGAAATGACCATCACTATTGACCATGAAGACACTGCCAATTTGGAATTCGGCGATTATTTTTACGATGTCCAGTTGCGTCGGGACAACGGAGAAACGGTTACTTATGACACCGTTATTATTCCCCACCAGTTTGCTGTCGGGGCGGAAGTTACTTGGTAATTGGAGGTATATTATTATGGCTATTAACTTTACTGGTACTATTACGGGAGCAAGTGTTACGATTAACGGAAGTTTGAGCGGTGAAGGCACGCTGCACGGAGAAATCAGTGGCGGCGGTGGTGAAGTGAAACTGCAAGATAAGACTGTTACACCATCAAGTGCAGTACAAACGATTACAGCCGATGATGGATATGATGGTCTTGGAACTGTAACTGTGGAAGCGGCTACAGGTGGCGATGAGGCTTTGCAGTTGTTCGTCGGAGAACAGGGGCACAATCTTACAATCAATGCGAAAGAAGATATTACGCCTGCCACGATAAAAGGCGCATTTTTCGGTTGGGGGTATGGTTCGGAACTGACGCTGAACGGCTTTACAAAGATTATGAACGGGGCGTTTTATTACGCTCAGGGCATTAAAAAGCTTTTCTGTCCCGATGTTGAGCGCGTGGAACAAATGGCGTTCCAGAACTCCACAATGACAGTTATTGATTTAGGTGCAAACCTGAATTACATTGGCAGCAATGCACTGAAAAGCTGCACTAACCTGAAGGACCTGTATGTGCGTGCTACAAGTGTTCCGACGCTGGAAAGTGTACTGCCGTATTCTCTGAAAAATATACATGTTCGTGCGGAACTGTTGGAAGCTTACCAGGCCGCCAGCGGTTGGTCTGATGCGTCCAGTAAACTGGTCGGCGATATCGAATGATGAAACGGTATTTGTATATTGCCTTGGCGGTCGTTTTGGCCGCCTTGGCCTGCTACGGTTGCTTCCGTTACGGACGACATATCGGCTATGCTGACGGCGAGCGGGACGGCTACAACAGCGGTTACAACGTCGGTTATCATGCAGGGTATGAAGACAAAAACCGCCTTGTCGTTGCTTCCGTCCCCGACCATGTGACCGCCGGAACAAAGACGGAAACACGTATCGTATATAAGGCCGTCCCATACACTGGGGCGGACGTAAAGGTTACCACTCCCCCGCCAACGGTTACGGTGGAAGTGAACGGGAAGAAAACGGAAGTTGCACAAAAGCAGGAAACCGCTGACCTTGCCGTGAAAACGGAAACCGCCGTGAAGATACGCGTTCCCGAACGGCGTTGGACTTTTGGTATCGGGACAGACGGACACAAGGCAACCTATATGCTGAAAGCCCCTGTTTCGGGGGCTGTCGGGGCCTGGGTTGCGGGCGGTGGCCGTGATAACAGGGTCATGGGCGGTGTGAGTGTGTCTTTTTAAACGTTTCTTTTTGAGGGAATAACTATGGGCAAGTATCTTAACGGAATATTGGAATATATGGAATACAAGCTTCCGCTCGCGGTTTGGGCTGCTGTCTGGGCTGACAACTATGCGATTCTGTTTGTACTGTTTATCGCGTTGGAAGTACTGGACATTTTCACCCGCTGGTTGGCTTTGTCTTACCAGTGCTATAAAGCCCTATACCCTGAAACACCGTGCAGTATGTGGCGGGCGTTCTGTTTTATGTGGCAGGCTCGGAAGTGGCGTTATATCAAGTCCACGGGCTTGCGGGACGGCTTTTGTGATAAGACCCTGCTGTACCTGTTACTGCTTGCGCTTGCGGGTATTGTGGACGGCGTGTTAGGTATTGCCCACGCCCCGAGGGTGTTAACGTCCGTTATTGCTACGGTATTGGCAACAACGGAAGCACTCTCTATATTGGAAAACATGGCAGACTGTAATGTTGCCATCGTGAAAACGATTCGTGAAGAGGTGAAGAAAAAATGGAATACGCCGAAAACCTGAAACCGCTTGATTTGGAAGAAATAAAGCAGGCGGCACGGGACGCTAACGGTTGCATTGACAATGTGTTCCTGCATTGGTCCGCTGACCGCTACGGGCGTGTGTATGGCGAATATCACCTGTCTATTGACTACGACGGCAGGATATACGCCCCCGACAACGACCTTGACCTGCTGAAACACCGCTCCCATACGTGGCTCCGTAATAGCGGGTCGGTTGGCATTGCTTTGACCGGCTGTTACGACGCGGAAGCGAACGGCGGGAAAGACTGCGAATTCGGTTCGCAACCCCCGACCCCCGCACAAATTGAGGCGATGGCTATTGTGGTAGCGATTATATGCAAGTATGCGGGCGTTTCTATTCGTGATGTATACACGCATTGCGAAATTGCTTCCATTGACGGCTACGGCCCCGGAAGCGGCGACTCGGAAACAAAATGGGACTTGTGGTATTTGCCCGACTTTGACGACCAGATGAAACCCGGCGGAGAGGTATTGCGGGGTAAAGCCCAGTGGTATATGGAGCGGGTTTGATAACCGGGTATAAACTGAATAGCGTTTTCGCACAAAAGAAAAGGAACCGTCCGTGAAGGGCGGTTTTCGTTTTTCTTGAAAAAATGCTGATATTCAGTTTTTCCAAAACAGTCACTTGCACGGATAGTTGAAACTCTATATCTATAAGGCTATTTTTATAAACTATACGGTGAGCGGTATAATAGGGCGTCCTCCTGCCCTTTTCCCGTTCCGTGAGTAATTAGTCGCGGGGGTAACCTGAAAACGCGATACAGGGCAAAATAGGGGCAAAATACTATTATACCGAATAGGTGAAATTATTTCCACTGTCGGGTATAGCATTGTACCCGTGAGGTAGTCAATACGCAGCACTTATCACGATATGATAATTGACAGAATTGTTTCCTAAAACCGTCAATTATACTTTTCCTTGTTTCCAAAATGTTCCGACTGTTATATAACGGACGAATAATTTTGTTTTCTGAAATGACTTAATTTTCTGAAAATACCTATTTGCTTATAACAGTATACGGTCAAGCGGACAACAAATATTATTTTCCTGTAACACGGCGTTGTCTGACCAGTTTAGATATATACCTGTCGTCGATACGTCCGTATGCCCTAACACCCGCTGCAAGGAAGGAAGCGACCCGCCGTTCCGTATCCAGTTCGTGGCGAATGTGTGGCGGAAGGTGTGTGGGCTGAAACGCCTGCCGGGTATTCCCGTCCGCTTTTGCAGTCGGGTAAATATTGCCCTTAAACCGCCCGCTGTGAGGGGTTTGCCGTCCCGTGTGACAAATACCTTGTCCGTGGTCGGAAACAACGCTGTACGGGCTTTTTCGTAACGATACAGGGCTTTTTCCAATTGCGGGCTTACGGGAACATTGCGGCGTTTGTTACCTTTTCCCGTAACGGTCAGGAAGTTTCCGTCCATGTCACGCATGTTCAAAGACAATAGTTCCGCCTTGCGAATACCTGTCCCCAACAGAACGCATATAACCGTATAGTCACGAATTGCCGTGAAGCTGTCGGGGTTGGCTATTGCCTGCATAATGTCTTCCAGTTCGCTGTCCGTGAACGCCCTTGCCCGTGGGGACGGGGCGGGCTTCTTTATGCGTTGCAGTAGTTGTTCCCTGTTACAAAACCGCAAGTAGGCATGCAGGGCAACCCACTTGTCCCGTAGCGTGGACGGGGCGTAATTCAACGAACGCAGGTAGACGAAATAGTCCGCCATGTCCCGTTCTGTGACCTTTTCAATGCGATTCCGCTGTAACCATTGCCAGAACTGTTTTAGGTGGAATTCGTATGTCACAACCGTATGTTGCGACAATGCGGACGCCCTTTTGAACTGCAAGAACTCACGAATGGAAGCTGTCTCTTCCGAAAATAAAAAGCCCATTTTCTGTTTTCCCCCTTTTTTTGCGGTATGCTATACCGTAGTAAATGCTATACCGTACGGGTGAAGACTTGCGAAAATGAGCGAGTTATGTGTGCTATGTCCGCTTCCACCGTTGCCAGTGAAACAGCGGGAAGCCGTTTTATACAAGGGTTTGGTGCCGCTGGCCGGAGTCGAACCGGCACGCCCGCAAAGGCGCTTGATTTTGAGTCAAGTGGGCCGACGCCAACCGTCCGCCAATTTCCGCCGTGTACCGCCGTTATGCGTCTCACCAATGGTATAGCATATTGAAATATATAAAAATATGAATGTCCGACCGCACGGTGTCAAGTGTGCCTTATATAATACTACACTTAATACTATATTAATATGCGACCATGTTGGCAAGCCGTGTTGTACAAGTGTTACATAATTCGTTCTTTTATTTTATTATATAATAATTTTTTGTACACGGTATTGACAAAATGAAAAAGTGTAACATCTATGTAAAAAGTATTATGCAAAAAAGAACTTATGTAAACATGCGTATTGACAATTCAGATATACAAATGTGTCAACCGTGCGTGTTTTGGTGTATTTCCATTGTAAAACACTATATTTTGTTACACATAAAAAAGTCCGTTTTCCACTTGACAAACATTTTTCTGTTATGTTATACTACGACCAGAAAGTGAAAATTGTAGTTGCAAAATACCCAACGGAAGGAGGTGGGGGCAATGCTGAAAGCGGACGGAAAGTATAAGCTGCTGCGGGCAATAGTCAATAGCAGGAAGGCGTCGAACGCCCAGCTTGCGGTGTGGGCAGGCTGCAATGTGACTTCCCTGCAAAAGAAAATGGCGGGGACACAAAAATGGTGGTTAGACGAGGCCGTGGGAATAAAGCGGGGTTTGGGAACCAATGAACCGCTTGAACGGCTCTTTGAAATGGAAGAAAAGTGAATAAACGAACATCAACATACGACAAACACAACGAAAACCAGTCCTTCGGGGCTGGCTTTTGTACGTTATAAGGGCAAAAGTATTGACAGTTAAATGTAATTATTGTACAAGGAGGAATTTATTATGGACATGGACAGCAAGACAAGAGAATGGCAGCAGGACGTATTAAACAGTATTGACAACGCATTAAATGAGTTGGCTTCCGCCACGGAAGAAATGCGACGGGCGCGGGTGTGTATAGAACGCAACGTGACAAATACCACGCATGACGAACACTTGCGGGTGTGGCAAAATGTGGAACGTGCAAGTCGGGCGTTACAGAATGCGTGCTACGATGTTGACCGCTATCAGACGGTCGTTGAGGTGTGGAAGAAACGGGGTGACATATAATGTTACAGATTAACCAGTTTATCGACCATGACCGCATTGTTACGGCGGTCGGAACATATCAGTTCCAAAATGAATTGAAAAGCGGTTGGGAAAAGCTTTACTTCTATGCAGGCTGCGGACACCTTCCGGACGGGACTGCCGTTGAAATCATATTTTACACCGACTGCTCTATGGAAGCCGACGAACACGCCCACAAAGTGGTGGACAGCGACGGAAACGACCAATGGTATATAACCCCCGTTGACCTGATAAAAGGCTTGCGGGACGGAACTTATATGTTGGCCCACGTCGGTTTGTATGGTGTACAGACCGAAATGGGAAAAGAAGCGGAACGCATTAAACGGGAGGCGGAAGCCGGTAACTACGGGGAAGAAGAAACCCCGTTCTGAAAGTGAGGGAAGCAATATGGAAATAAATGTATTAGGTAAACAATGGACAATGCAGCGATTCCGTGAGCGGTGTTCGCGGGAAGCCAACCGCATGATATGGTTGGCGGAAAAGTCGGAAGAAGCGGCGGATGCTGTCGTCTGGTTACAAGCTTGCGAGCATTCGTTCCGTACAGCCGTGAAACGGGCGGACTACTACGACGCCATCAAACAGATGTTGGGGCTTGCGGAAGTCTTCCCGGAACTGCGGTGTGGCGGGGCTATTGGTGAATTCCTTGACGTTATGCAACGGGTCAGGGACAACGACGAACTTGCGGGCATTTTGGCTTAATCATTTTGGCATAGGTGTTTAGATACCGCCTCCGGTTGCTGACAAGGTAACTGCCTATAATGCGACGGCCGAGCGGGGGCGGCAATGTGAATACTAAAATGCTATGTAAATACTAAAATGCTATGTAAATACTAAAATGCTATGTAAATACTAAAATACTATGAATACTATACAGAGAGGAGCAATGCGATATGGAATTCAAATGGGGCGTAAATTGGTATTCCAGTATCTGGACCTGCTACACAAGCGTTTTGATGGATTGGGAAGCATTGAAGAAAGCGGTTGCAACGGAAATCACGTCCGAAGTTACGCACGATGAATTTATGAAAATGAAAGAATCCAAAGTAAAGGCTATTCAGGACAGATATAAGGCCATTAAAGGAAAAGCTGGTCTTATCGTTTCTGGCATTTCGCAGTATGTGCCGGACAGCGGGAAATGGACATGCACGCGAGGCTGTGATGACATTGAAAAGTTCTCGGTCTTGGCCTTTGATTATGACGACGGAATTATCACCGGGTTTCAAAATCATTTTCAGGATGCTCTGAAAGATTATGAATATCTTGCATATACGACCGTTTCCAGTACGGCGGAAGCCCCGCGTTGGCGGATAATCATTCCCGTAATGCAGGACGGACATGGGATTGACTGTGATACCAGAACGGCAATGATGAAGATGCTGTGCGAAAACAAATTAGGATGGGCGGGCTTCGACGAGTCCGGCATCCGCAGTCATCAAAGAATGTGCCTTCCTGTGACATTGGCAGGCGAAGAGACCATCAGGGTATTCAATACAGGCAAGATGATGGCTCCTGCTGACATTCTGCCTGACGGATGGACGATGGCTGACATTCCGCTGACACCTAAAGACAAAAACAAAAAGGCAAAAGCTAAATCAGTGAAACGCAAGGCACTGACTCCTATCGAGTGGACCAAAAAGGATAAAGCCGGAATCGTTGGGGCTTTTCTGAAGGCTTATACCTGCTCTGATATTCTGGACAGGAGCGGATATTTCGAGATGACCTCTTCTTCTGAAAAGGAGCAGCGTTGGAGCCGCAAGGGCGATTCGATGGGCGGTATCGTGGTATATCCTGACGACATTACGGTCTGCTACTATGCTTCTGGGCCTCTGGCAATGTTGGACGGCCCGGCAAATGCATTTCAGTTATATGTGACCCTGTTTGCGGATGGTGATTACAAGAAGGCTTTCAAAGATGCGAAGCAGGACCAGAAGGTTCGGGAAGAGTTATCCAAAGGGCTTATGGCTATGAAGCCGGAAGGCTCCGGTGATTGGGGAAATGCTGATGAATATAGCAGTACACCCTGGAAAGCTTTGCTGGAACGGCTGTGCGAATACGGCAGTTACAGGTTCATCATTACCAACAAACGCGGGCAAGGATATTGGATAAAATGGGACGGAAAAAGGTATGTGGATGTGATTGACTCCGTTGTTTCCGATGATTTGGAATTGGTCTTGAGAATCACCTGTGCAATGAACCCTGATATGGCGGAACTGTATTACAAATACTTGGATGATAACGGCAAGTGCATCCGGCTTATCAAATCGTTAGCAGGTATGGCAGGAATCAGTCATAAGGCGGACGAACTGAATGCAGATTGGAATCTGATGAATTTCAGTGACGGAATTCTTGATGTTCAGAAATACATTGACTTGTCTCTTGCGGGTGAAGACGTTACGCAGGCGATTCTGCCCCACTCTCCTGAATATCTTATCAGTTTGATGTCTCCTGTTTCCATCAGGGAAGCATTGAATCCTGATGCTGAAGCTGTGGATTTCTTAAACAATTTTTTAGAAGAAGCATTGCCGGATGCAGAAAGCAGGAATTATCTGATGACAGGCGTGGGTTCCAGTCTCGGCGATACCTCGAGGGACTCGAAAATTCTCATTCTCCTTGGGGACCAAGGCCGCAACGGGAAGACAACTTGGACAGATTGCCTGAAGGCGACCATCGGGACAGATTATTACAATACGGCGGATGCCGATAACTTCAAGATGGGAGCCAAAGACAGTCTGCGGGCTAACCCGCAATTGGATGCATTACGGACAGTCAGAATTGCGACGTTCCCTGAAGCATCTCCTATCATTACGCTGGACGTGGCACATTTGAAACAGTTCTTCGGCTCTGATGTAAATACGCGTTCCCTGAATGTTGACGGCGGAATGTGGAGACCGAAATTTAGACCAATATTCGATTTAAACAGTGTCCCGAAATTGTCAGACCCGAGCGATTCTGCTTTCCGCAAAAGGTTGAGAATCATATCTTGGAATGTTTCCTTTGCTGGTCGCGAGAAGCCGGAGATACAGCAGAGAATGCAGGAAGACCCGAAGGTTCACGCAGCGATGATGCATATGCTGTTAGAAGGGCTGATTAGGTGGGCGAAAAACGGATATATGCTTGACCGGCAGAATGATGTGCCTGCCTCTGTAAAATCGGCAATAAATGCTTATTATGCAGATGTTGACTCGGTCGGGACATTCATTGAAGAGAATATCGAAGTAACGAATGCGGCTGATGATTTCGTAAGTTTCGATACCATTTATGCAGAATACTTGAGTACAGGTGATGTTTCCATTGCAAAGAATTCTTTTGCGAAGCAGTTACGCAGACATATGCTTGTGGTGGCAGAAGACAATGTGAATGTTGTTGAAAAGCGGGCAACGATGGCTGACAATACGAAGCGCAGAGGATATACAGGGATACGGATGCTGAAGCTGTCAGACGAGGAATTGGTGGCGAAGGCAAATTCACTTTCTCGGGATAAACACTGGTCGTCTTACGAAGTGAACACATTGCGGACGATGGTGGATAAAGAGAAACTGCGGGTTATCAATGTTGTTGACAATGCAGTAAACGATGGTGAAAAGCCGGCTTCTGCTGTGGCAGAAAATCTGGCCGAAAAACCAATTGAAAAGCCGGTCGAAAAACCCGAACAGC